ATGGCACCATGCCTAGTCCCTACCCGTACTGCATCTGCACGCGCCGCCGCGCATCGAGCGATGGCCCGCGCTGCGCTTTTCGCTGATTCCAGCGCCAGCACCCGCCTGAAACGTTACAACTCCCACATGGACAAGGCCCGCCGCCTGGAAGGCCAGGGGGTGGCGTCATGAACACGGTCAATATCACCCCTACCGCTATCAAGCACCGCGCCGACAAAGCAGAGCGGATCGGATCCGCGCTGGCGGGCGTTACTACCGTGCTGATTCAGGACGACACCAAGCGTCAGGAAGGCCGCGAAGACGAGCGCGGCCCGTTGGACCCCGTTACCCGAGGAAATCTGTTCGAGGCTCTACTGGCCCTCAGCGATCAAACCAACGACTTGGCGAATTTCATTGACCAGTTGGGCCGCACCGAGCAGGAGGGCCAGCCATGAGCGATGACCTGACAATTGCCAAGCAGCTGACCGGTGAATTCGTTTACGAGGCCAGTCGTCTGAGCGTTGCCCTACGCGCACTGAGCGAGGCCCACGCCTGCGAGAGCGAAGAGATTAACCAAGGGGTCCGAGATGGGCTAATGGAAGCCGCCTGCCTGCTGGGTGAGCACATGGAGAACTTCGCCACCGACCGCCATGCATCGCTCGAGAGGATCGAGGCCGAACGTAATCGGGAGGCGAAACAATGAGGAACTCACCACACAGGATCGGATTTGAAATCGCGCCCTTGAGTGCCTGCACTGCCAGCCGATGCCTCAACGATATCCGGGGGTGCGCGGAGTGCTCACCCCCAGGGGGCTCACATTATGTGTCCCCTTCCGGGATGTCGTGGAATGCGACTCCCTGCTTGCGTGCAGGAGAGCTATTGGGACGTTCCATCCCACCCTTGCAGCGCCGGCACTCCCTGCCTGCGTGCAGGAGGGCTACGCCATGAGCATTGAAACGAGAACGCCCGACCACAAGGGCCGGGCGCCAGTACCACGTTGTGTGCTCCCCACACTTGAACATCATAGCATCGAGTCCGCATTGGTCGATGCCCTGAACGCCTATGGCGTTGCCGGACTATCCATCATCGCCGATGGCGAAATCCACCGCTTCGACGCGCCTGATAAGCGCCGGGGCAATCTGTCGGGATGGTATGTCTGTCCTACCCATGAGATTGCGGTCTATGGCTTCTGGCACACCGGCGAACAGCACACCGTAACGCTGGCGGGCGAGCATGACCCCATCGCCGCCGAGCAGGCCCGCCAGGCAGCGCGGAGGGCCCGCCAAGCTCGCGCAGCCCAGCGACAGCGCGAACAGGCTCACGCCGCCAAACGTGCCCGCCGATTGTGGGCAAGTGCGAGCCCTGCCGGTCGTGGCCACGCCTACCTGGTGACCAAGCAAGTGGCGCCCTATGGCCTACGCCAACACGGTAGCAACTTGCTGGTACCGCTGTATGCCGAGGGTCAGCTGGTCAACCTGCAACGAATCGCCCCGGACGGCGGAAAACGCTTCATATTCCGCGCCCGCCTCAAAGGCAGCGCGACCATCATCGGCCGGCTGGCGGCCACTTCACGCCTCTACCTCTGCGAAGGCTGGGCCACGGCCGCAACATTGCACGTGGCCACCGGATGCCCCGCAGTCGCTGCGATGACCGCCAACAACCTGGCGGCCGTGGGGCACGCCTTGCGCCAGCGCCTACCGTCCGAGGTGGCCATCACCGTCGCTGCCGATAACGATCGCGGTACCGAAGGTAACCCGGGCATCACCGCTGCCAGGGAGATAGCGGCCGCCCTCCGTGCCGACCTGACATGGCCGCGCTTCCCATGCGCCGATTGTGCCTGTACCGACTTCAACGACCTGGCACGCTGCCAGGCTCCCCGGGAGGGCGTCGCATGAGTAACGCCGCCGTAAAGCAACAGTTGGGGCAACCCGTCGAGCGCGGGAGTGTACTCGAGCTTAACCCGATTCCTCTGGCGCAGCGGGAGCAGCCGCCCGAATTCCCCATCGAAGCGCTGGGGCCGGTATTGGGCGAGGCGGCCGAGCGCTTGGCTTATCACGTCCAGACACCGCCAGGGATGGCTGGCCAGTCCGTGCTAGCGGCCGCAGCACTGGCAGTACAAGGGCAAGTCGATGTCGCTCGCGGCTCAATAGGTCGCGGCCCCGTCTCGCTATTCTGCATGACTGTCGCCGGAAGTGGTGAACGTAAGTCGAGTCTGGATGGCCTGGCACTGGCCCCCATCCGTGACCTGGAGGCAGAGAAGCGCAAGGACCACCCCGAGGCGATAGCGAGCTATAAGGCCGCCCGTGAGGCGTGGGAGATGCGCCGCGAGTCTGTTGTCAACGCCAGCAAGCCCAAGGGTCGCCAGCCCATGAAGGAGGCAGAGCAAACCTTTCTCCAAGAACAGCTGGCAGAGATCGACGGGCAAGAGCCGCAGTCGCCAGCAACGCCGAGCATGACCTTTGCCGAACCCACGGCCGAGGGTATCTATCGCCACTTGCAACACAGCTACCCGAGCGCCGGCCTGTTCAGTGATGAAGGCGTGGGATTCTTCGGCGGGCACGGCATGAGCGAGGAAAGTCGAGGCCGCACGGTGGCGATGGTCTCCAAGCTGTGGGATGGCTCGCCAATCACTCGGACCCGAGGCACTGCCGGGGAATCCGGTTTCCTGTCCGGACGCCGGCTATCGGCTCACCTGATGGTGCAGCCTGTGGTCGCGGCCAAGGTGCTGGGCGACCCAATGCTACAGGGCCAAGGCTTCCTGGCACGATTCCTTATTGTGCAAGAGACCAGCCTAGTGGGCAGCCGGCTCCTCAAGGGGCGAGATCCCAAGAGCGGCCCCCATCAGGATCCAGCGATCCTCCGCTATTGGGAAACGCTGGCCAGTCTGATTCGTGAGCCTTTGCATACCGACGAGAACGGCGCCCTATCCCCCCGGCTCGCCAGTATCGATGGTGCAGCCTTCGAGAGCTGGGCACGCCTTCACGACAGCATCGAGTGGCAGCTCAGCCCCGAGGGGCGCTTTCGTGACGTACAGGCATTCGCCAGCAAAGCCGCCGACAACGCGGCTCGCATCGCCACAGTGCTGGCGGTTGTGGAGGGTGAGGCGAATCCCACACCGCAGCACATCGAGCGTGCTGGACGCCTGATGGCGTATTACCTCGAGTCGATGGCCATCCGTACCGCAGAGGCACGCCAGGACTCACAAGAGCTACAGGCACGCGATCTACTGGAGTGGATCAAAGGACACGGTGGGGAGCTGCATGCCCGCGACTTCAAACGCCTTAGTAGCGAGTACCGGAGCGCGTCCAAAGCTCGAGCCCTGCTGTCCTTCCTGGTCGATACGGGGCACGTGCAGATTGCCAGCAGCAACCAAAACGGCAAGCCGACAGGCTGGAGAGTTAGGGAGGCTCAATCATGATCGACCTGATGGAAACCGGCCGTCGCCTATGGGAGAGCGGAGATACTCAACGAGGTGGTAACCCCGCCCAGCCGCGACCGGCAATGGATCTGATGGAGCTGGGACGCCAGATATGGGAAGAAGGCGCGGCCGACGCAGACAACCCGCCCACCGCCGTTCGCCACTCATCCACGCCGGCCCAGCCCAGTGATAGCGGCCCATCCGCAAATCCGCAATATCCGCAGCCCCCAGCGCCTATTAGTGAGATCGAGGCAACCATCACCGGCCTGGCGGATGCGGGCCGAGCCGTCGATGCAAGGCTGGCTCATCGCTTGCGCGACGTGTTGGCACCGATGGATCGGGCGACCCGTGCGGACCTGATCACCGCGGTGGATGACGCGCTCGCCTCCACCAATGACCTGGATGAAGCCAGTAGGAGGGCGATGGCCTTGCTCGGAGACGCGACCGCCAGGGCGCCCTTGCGTGGGGCTATCGGCGACCGCGTGCCATGGATCACTTGGATAGCCGAGCGCTGCCCGCTGCTGACGGAGGATAGGACGTTCATCTGTCGCCGGATGCGCACCCTTCCGCCAAAGGCAGCAGAGCGCACGGCAAAGCGATACGTGGAGACCTGGCGCATGGCAGCCGATGCCGAGCCCAGCCCCGTGAAGCAGGAGAACGCGGGGCGTGCCGCTGCCAATCGCTCCTTGCTAGCGCTGATTCGGTAGATAAATGGCGGGTCCTTCCGAGGCATACCCCAGCCCGCCACGGGGCAGCGCAGTCGCGGAATTCGCCAAATTTTCGGCACTGGTAGGTCGTCAGCAGCACCGGGCTACAGGCCGCATGGTTGAGCGGCTTCGGCCTGCCGATGGTGCCGAAATTACAACGGCATAATGCCGACACGCCGGGCGACCCCGGCAAACCATAGAGGAACCCTTCTCATGAGCAACACGACGAAGCGCAAGACATTTGATACCTGGCAGGAATGGCACGAGGCCATGAATACCAAACGTGGTGAACTGGCCGAGATCAAGGGAGTGGGAGAGGCGCGGGAACTCAGGGACCGAGCCTGTGGCGGACTCGAGCACGCCATCCGTGAAGCCAATGGCAGCCAGCACCTATCGGCCAATACCTACCATTACACGTTTCAGGGTGACGAGACCCCGGAAGCGATCAGGGAAGAGGCGGGGCGGCTCGTTCCTTTGCTGAAACAGGTCATGGCCACCACCGACCGCAAGATGAATCCGGCCCGGTATGAATATGCCGCTAGTCGTATGGAGCGCATCCAGGAGCTTGGCGCCATGTTCGACGACGCCACCGTAACTCTGGAACGCCTAAATAGCGCACGTAAGGCGATCCAAGCGGAGGTCGAGGATCTGGAAGAGCAGGCACCGAAGGCAAGCGCCTCCACACTGGACGATCTACGCCGTGAGGCTGACGCCGCAGAAGAGGAGCGCGATCGTATCGCCGTTGCCTTGCGGAACGTGGAGCGGGACGACGGGCCGTTGAGGCTGGCCCAGGACGCCGAGCGCACGGCCTCCGAGCGCCTGGACGAAGCCGAAGCCCTGGCCGCAATCGGAGAGGCGGACGGCAGTGAAGTAAAAGCCGCGAAAGCGGGCGCCAGTAAGGCAGCCACAACACTGGAAAAGGAGCGGGAGGAGCATCGCAAGCTCGAGGCGGCTCGCCGTGGATTGCAACGCAAGTTGGAAGACGCCGAGAGCCACCTGACTACCGTGAAGGCCGTCTATCGCACTGCCTTGAATCGTGTTCGTCAGGCCGACCTGGCAGCGAGAGAGACCGCCCTGGTCGAGAAGCTCACGAGCCTGAGCGAAGACCTGGCTGACCTGGATCGGATCTATCAGGATCTTGAGGAAGCAGACCCGAAAGCCCACTACGGCAAGGCTGTGCTGACTGTGCAACTGCCCTTCCTGCATCACCACGCGCGACGTGACGTACTCAATGACTTCCGCGTAGAGCGCTCCCTCGAGGTAACGAGTGAAGGTCTCGGGGTCTAAGCCACGCGCTGGAAGCTAGCAGGATTCCACTATCCGACATCCAAAAATCGGACAACGCAACCACCGCGGGGCCGCAGGACGGCCCCGCCTTTTCGTATCCCGCCTCATATCCGCAGTCATCCGCAAGCTATCCGCAACGAGCCTACGATGTCAGGCACCCCCAAAGTGGGGGCTCCGCACCTTCAGTAATCCGGCAGCACTGCAAAGGATGGGGTGAATCACCCCCCTTCTGCTGGCGGAGTTATCCGCACATCCGCAGAATCCGCAGCGCGTACATCCTGAAGACCGTGGGATAAGGGGATGCCGCATCTCTCTGCGGATAAGAGCAGGGACACCGCCGCTTCAATCAGATTTTTATACCCGCGAAATTGAAAAATCAGCCCTTGCCTTCCTGATAGGACCCGAGCCCCGCGCATCATATTGAGAAAATCACACCTCGTCCGCTTCTGTTTTTGATGGACCAAGGCACATGGACCGGCACCCGCCATGTCTGCACGGGTGGGATGGAGCGTCCCATCCCCACGCCGCAGTGAGTCCAGCCAGTGCAGGCGGGGGTTATCCGCAAATCCGCAGAATCCGCAAGCCTTCATGCACAGTCGGCGAATCCAGGTTAGTGACCAGCAAGGCTGGCGCCATTGGCGACTTTCTGACGCTTGGAACCTGTATGGAACCTAAACGAGCGACAACGAGAAACGGCCACCGCGATGACTCGCTAAGTGGCCGTTTTATATGATTTTTTGGTGCCGGTGAGTGGACTCGAACCACCGACCTACGCATTACGAGTGCAATAGCAAGGCCCCGTAAAATGCGGCTTCCAGCAATAAACCCTTGATAAATCGGCGGTATAGCGACATCTCGACCAATCGCCAGTAATCGCTATTTGGCACACCCTGCGTACCAAGAGTGTACCAGGCAAAGAGCTAGCAACAAGCCGACTGAGAGCGGAGCCTCACTGGATACCTCAATGCGGACTACCCTGGATCGACAGGTCGTGCATAGGCAGCCACACCCTATCCGGGCATGTGGTTACCACATTGTTTATCAAGGAGTTTTGATTATTGACTGACAAGCTCACGAAACGTGAGTCTTGATGCGCTTAATCCGAGGTGTGCCGGCGAGGGTTCACAAATGCAATAAAACCCTTGCACGGGGGGAGACACCTATCTTAGTCTTACCACTACATAGATACCTCCCCCTTACCAATCAGGTAGGGGGATTTTTGTCAAGGGTCTATGCAACTGGGGAAAAAGGGGAAACCATATGATCGCAAGCGTTCATGCCTTCGTTGATAGAAACCGCATGTGGGACGAAAATGACGGTTTTTGACCTATAGACACGATCAATTTCTGTGATTGATCATCCCTAACCCATGAAAAGGCGCTATGAGCGCCTTTTCTGCATTAGAAGAATGTTCTTAGCATGGCCGATCCGTCATCTGCCGTTTGGGCAACACCGGACATTGTAAAAGCCTCCATCACGGGCCTAGCCCTAATCGTTGCGGTTGTATCAATCCTCAACGCCAAAGCCATAGCCAAAAAGAAGCAAACAGCAGACCTCCTGTTTCACATCCGCACAGACGACCTATACATCAACTCAGTACGGACTGTGCTAGGACTTCACAATTCGGAGGCTAATATCCGCCTCTGGGCGACAGAAGAGTCGAAACAAGATACAGATACAGTGGAGAAGGTGCAGCACATTCGATACGTATTGAACCACTATGAGAGGCTTAGCGTCGGCCTGCAGGAAGGCATATACCATGAGGGAATGCTAAAAAAGTCACAATTTGGAACAATTACAAAGACCTATGATTGCGCAAAGCCTTTTATCGAAGGTATAAGAGAGCGCACCAAAAGTGACACGGCTTATCAAGAGTTTGAGTGGCTAGCTAAACGGTGGGAGAAGTCGCCACTGAGAAAAAAGAAAAAGAAGGGATAGGCACTCAGCATCTATACCCTAGGCAGGACCACCGGTGCATAACACCGCACGAACCTGCCCAATTCCGCATGAAAATATCACCCCATATAACCCCCGTGCAGCCCAGCAACGGTGCGGCCTGCAGCCAGGCGCATGAGTGCATAAAAACCGACCGATTTAGCGCGCAGGCGGGGCGGGGTGTCGACGGCGCGCGGCGGGGCGCCGCCGAGGCTGGGCAAGGTCGCCCGCCCTGGCAGCGTGTAGAACGTTACCGAGCAGCGAATAGCACGGCTCAGCCAAGCGCCAGCGCACGGCACACGAACGCACAGCGGCGGCATGCACTACAAGGAACGAATGCGTCTCAATCGAGATGGCAACGTGTGGGCGTAAAAAAGCCGCCCGGGTGGGCGGCAATGGTAGCGGCAGCGAATGCGGCTTAGCGATTGGGGGCGTTCGTCGCCGCGCCTCCATCCAGCGAGTATTCCCGGAAGCGGATCACCTTCTCGCCGATGATGTCGTTGATCTCTTCGAAAACGGCTTGCAGCGGCTCAAGCTCGTTGGTGACGAACACCTTGGCGGCTTTCTCCACGTCACCGAATCCTCCGACGTTGTTAGGCATCACGCCCATCAACTGGGGCGGGACGCGATGCCCGGCGAGGGTGTCGTCGCGGGTTTCTTGCTTGATGCCGGCGAATTCGTCTTTGGCGGCGACTTCCGAGATGGGGATGATCTGCACGCCATCCTTCTTGCCGCCTGGCGAGTGAAGAAACAAGTTGCGGAAGTTGCCGACGCCCTTCGATTCCTTGAGCGCAGCGCGCATGGAGTCGATGTCTTCCTGGTTCTGCGCAGTATCGGAGACGTACATCACGAAGCCGGCATGGCTCCCGTTCAGGTAGTATTTGCGGCGGAACAGGGTGGCGTTTTCGTTGAGCAAGATCGACTGCAGCGCCCCGAGGTAGTCGGGCACGCCGTAGATCTCCTGGTTGATGTCCGGTTCCATCAAGTGAATCACCGAATCACGCTCGAACTCCTTGGCCACCTGCCAGGATGTAATCCACCAGAATTGCCCCTCCTCGACACCCCGACGCACGTACTTTGCCTGCGCCGGGCGCAATGCCAGTAGCCGTCCCAGGCGCCCGTAAACGCGCTCGATGTAGGCATTGCCGAACACCAGATAATCGGTCACCAGGGCGCGGAACGCCTGCCGGCTCAATAGGCGATGTGGAATGAACGATCGTGACAGGATGTTGCGCTTCACCTGCAAACTGGAGCCGTGATGCGCCGTCGAACGGTACATCTTGGCCAGCGCCGGGAGATCGACCGGCGGTTCGTACCAGCGCGCCGTCAGCATCCAGCAGCCGGTATAGAGAAAGTCGGCCAGATCCGTCACCGGTACCGGCTCGCCGAAGGTGAACGCCTCGGCCCGCGCCGGGGCTGGCGACGCCTCCGCCGCCGGCTCGGATTCGGACAGGGTCGCCGGCACGCGCATACGCGGTTTGTCTGCCGTGTTCATTCGGACATCTCCATGATGGCGCCGCCGCGCTCGCCCTCGGCGAGCACGTCGATGGGTTCGTTGTTGAGGGCGTGCATCGTCGCCCACGCCAAGTCGGCGTGGCCGGTCTGGGCGTTGCGCCCGGCGGTGAAGGTGAATTGGCGGCCGCTCGCAGTCAGCTCGCGGCGAATGGCAGTAAAGGACTGCGCGATGATCACGTCGCGGCTATCGAACTCAAGTCGCCCGCGCTCGATGATGTGCTGAGCCTGACGCACCAGCGCCGCCTTGCTGTCCGGCGTATAGCGATAGCGCGTCACGCGCGGGAAGAACTTGGCGACCAACTGCGCCACCGCCTCGCCCATGCCGTTGATATCGATGCCGATGAACTGGACGTTGTAGCGCCGCGTCACCTGCTCGATGAAGCCCGCTTGCTCTTCGTAGTCCTGCCCTTTGATGCGGTGCTTCTCCAGGATGCGATGCCGGTCGTTGCGATTCTTCGCCGGTGCCAGCACGACGAGCCCCGCGCCGTCGCCATCCAGGTTGTCCCCCGCCGGGTCATAGCCCAGCCACACTGGCTTGTCGCCGAACGGGCGCGCGGCGAAGGGCTTCCAATCGCGCCAGATGTCCCAGCTATCCACCATGCAGCGTTGCATGGTCATCATCGGGAACGCCGACTGCGAGTCGTCGACGAACTCGCACATCAAAAGGTTGGCGAATTCCTCGTCGCTGTATTCCAGCCGCAGCTGGTCGAGATCGAACAGGTCGCAGCCGCCGGCGATGGCGTCCTCGATGGTCACGATCTGGCGCCACTGGCCATCGGCGCCACGCGCACCGCCGGCGAGCGCCGCGTGACTGACGTCGATCTCGACGCGCTCGTCTTTCTTGCGACGCTTGTTGAAGCGCTCCCCGGTCCAGAACGGGTACGCCTCGTGAGCCACCGATGACGGCGTGCTGAAGTAGGTTTGCTTCCACTTCTTGTGCATCGCCATCCCGCTGGTCACCTTGCGGAACTGCTCAAATCCGTTGATCCAGAAGTATTCGTCGAGGTAGGTGTCGCCGTGGTAGCCCTGCGCGGTCTTGGCGTTCGTGCCCAGGAAGTGAAGCTCCGCGCCGTTGGCCAAGACGATCGGATCGCCTTTGAGCTCCACGCCGGTGGTTTCCTTCACGAACTGCACGATGTAGTGCTTGAAGATGTGCGCCTGGGCCTTGCTCGCCGACATGAACACCTTGTTCTTGCCGGTCTCCACCGCGTCAGCGATGGCCTCGCGGGCGAAGTACCAGGTCGCGCCGATCTGGCGTGACTTGAGCAGATTGCGAATGCGTTCGTGCTGGCCGGAGCGGTACCAGCCGCGCTGGTAATCGAACAACGAGGCCTCGAACGCTTCGACGATTTGGATCACGCCCTCGTCGCCGACATCGTTGCGCGCGGGCTTGCGCTTTTCGCCGGCGTTGCGCCGTTCGATGTTCGGATTGAGGTCGCTTTCCTTGCCCGAGCCTTCGTACTTGTGGACCCGCGCCAGGCGCTCGACCTGGCGCCCCAGGAGATCCAGCTCCTTGAAGTCCTTGCCTTCCTTTGTGTCCTTCCAGATCAACTGAATCATGCGCGCCTCGAGCGCGCCTTCGATGCGCTGACTGGGCGAGGCGTCGTCCCAGGCGTCGCGTTTCTTCCAGCTATCGATGGTGGCACGGGGCAGGTCGAGGAATTCGGCGATACGCGCGATACGCCACCCCGTCCAGTACAGGTGGCGTGCGGAGAGACGCGAGGCGTCGTGGGTATCCAGTTCGGGGGTCGGTGTCGTCATGGCGCCCAGCGTACCCGCGCGCGGGAGCCTGCCATTGCGGGCCCCGGTGTAGACGGGGCGACTCACACCCGGCCCGCGTTGAGCCGGGCACCGTGTGCGCGGAACCTGACGCCCATACGCATCCCGCACCGCTCGAGGACACTTCATGAACTGGTTCCGTATCGCGACTGAAGGCGCGACGACCGACGGCCGCAACATCAGCGCCGCCTGGCTGCAACAGATGGCCGACAACTACGACCCCGACACCTACGGCTGCCGGATCAACCTGGAACACATCCGCGGCATGCTGCCGGACGGGCCGTTCAAGAGTTACGGCGACGTCACCGCGCTGAAGGCCGAGAAAGGCGACGACGGCAAGCTCCAGCTACTCGCGGCCATCGACCCCACCGACGAGCTGAAGGCGCTCAACGACAAGCGTCAGAAGGTTTACACCTCGATGGAGGTCGACCCCAACTTCGCCGACACCGGCGAGGCCTATCTCGTCGGCCTGGCCGTCACCGACTCCCCCGCCTCGCTGGGCACCCAGATGCTGCAGTTCGCCGCCGGTGCGGGTAGCGAGTCACCGCTGGCCGGGCGCAAGCAATGCCCCGACAACCTGTTTTCCGCCGCCGTCGAGACCGCCTTCGACTTCAACGCCGAGCCGCCGACCGACTCCGGCCCATCGCTCACCGAGCGCGTCAAGGCGCTGTTTCGCAAGCATGACGCCAAAACCACGCAAGGCTTCGCGGCGTTTCGTGACGAGCTCGAGCAAACCCTGGGGCTGTTCGTCGAGAAGCATCAGGCCCTGGCCGACGATCTCAACGCGCGGCCCAGCGCCACGGCTTTCAATGAACTGAAAACCGCGCACGACACCCTGCAAACCCGCTTCGACGAGCTGCATACCCAGCTCGACAGCACGCCGCGCCACACCCCACGCCAGCGCGCCACCGGCGACGACGGCGCGATCGTCACCGACTGCTAAGGAACCCCAACGCTCATGCGTAACGATACCCGTATCCTCTTCAACCAGTTCGCCGACCAGGTGGCCAAGCTCAACGGTGTGCCCGACGCAACCCAGAAATTCGCCGTCGATCCCACCATTCAGCAGCGCCTCGAAAAGCGCATCCAGGAGTCCAGCGACTTCTTGAACCGCATCAACATGATCGGCGTCGACGAGCTCAAGGGCGAGAAGCTCGCCCTGGGCGTCTCCGGCCCCATCGCCGGGCGTACCAACGTCAGCAACCAGGACCGTCAGACCCGCGATCTCTCCACGCTCGACCCGCAGGGCTACGAGTGCCGCATGACCGAGTTCGACACCCATCTCGGTTACAACAAGATCGACGCCTGGGCCAAGTTCCCCAACTTCCAGGCGCTGATTCGTGATGCCGTTATTCGTCAGCAGGCGCTCGACCGCATGACCATCGGTTTCAACGGCACCAGTGCCGCCACGCAGACCGACCGCGCCGCGAACCCGATGCTCGAGGACGTCAACATCGGCTGGCTGCAGCAGTACCGCAACAACGCCCCGGCCCGCGTCATGACGGGCGGCGCCACCGCCGGCACCGTCAAGGTCGGCAAGGGCGGCGATTACGCCAATCTCGACGCTGCGGTCTATGACGCCGTCAACAGCCTGCTCGAACCCTGGTACCGCCGCGTGCCGGGCCTGGTGGTGATCGTCGGCCGCGACCTCATGTCCGACAAGTATTTCCCGCTGATCAACACCGATCAGCCGCCCACCGAGCAGATGGCCGCCGACCTGGTCATCAGCCAGAAGCGCATCGGAGGCCTGCAGGGCATGGACGTGCCGTTCTTCCCCGACAACGCGCTGATGGTCACCACGCTGGATAACCTCTCGATCTACTGGCAGACCGGCGCGCGCCGCCGCTACGTCAGCGAGAACCCCAAGCGCAACCGCATCGAAAACTACGAGTCCAGCAACGACGCCTATGTCGTAGAGGACTTCGGTGCCGGCTGCTTGATCGAGAACATCGAGCTCGGCGACTTCACGGCCGCGTAAGGGGGAGCGATGACCAGCCCAGCCCGCCGACATTTTGAGCGCGTCAGCGCCGCACAAGCGGCGCGTGACGCCGGCGATGCGCCCATGCACGGCGATGAATACCACTTCATGCAAGCCAAGCTCTTCGAGGACTACCGCCGGCTCAAGTCGGTGCAGTCCATCGAGCGCAAGGTGGCCATCAAGCGCGAGATCCTTCCCGACTACGCCGATTACGTGGAAGGCGTACTCGAAGGTGGCCAGGGCGCGCAAGACGAGGTGCTGATGCGTGTTCTGCTCTGGCGCATCGACGTCGGCGATATCGACGGCGCGTTGAGCATCGGCCGCTACGCCCTGCGCTATGGGCTTGAGCCCGGCGATCAGTTCCAGCGCTCCACCGCCGCGATTCTCGTCGAGGAAGCCGCCGATCAAGCACTCGCCCTGGAAGCCGACGACGCCAGCCTGCTCGCCGCGCTTCAGGAGATCGAACGCCTCACCGAAGGCGCGGACATGCATGACCAGATCCGCGCGAAATTGCACAAGACGCTGGGCAATGCCCACCGCGCCGCCGGTGAACCGCAGGAAGCGCTGACGCATTTCCGCCGCGCCTTGGAGCTCAACGAGCGCGCTGGCGTCAAGAAAGACATCGAAAAGCTCGAGCGCGAGCTCAAGCAACAGAACGCAGGCGATCAGGCCTCTGGTGACCACCAGGCCTGACGCTGCCACCAGGTCGCACGCCGACGTCAGGGGGCGCGACGGTAGAGGCAAGCCCAAGGGCTGCCGCCTCGATCCATCGCCCACCCCCTTCACGATTATTCATCGCGCCCGACGCCGCGCGAACGACGTTTTATCTATCACCAGGAGCCACGATGAGCAGCTTCGTTTCGACCGGCACGACAAGCACGACCACCGCCGAGCCCGTCACGAATAACGGCTTCTGGCCGGATATCGACCCCAGTGAGTTTCGCGACACGCACCGCCTCGACGGCACGATCACCGCCGTGCGCATCGAAGGCGTCCTGCTCGCCGCCATGGCCACGGTCAATCGCACCCTGCGCAACTGGCAGGCCAAACAGGTCGAGGCGGGCTACGCCACGGTCGACGCCGTGCCGGTGCCGATCTGGCAAGCGCCGGGCGTGTTCGACGCGCTGTACCGCCGCGCGGTCTACTCCACGGCGCATGCCAGCTTGGTCGAGCGTTACGCCGACTATGACACCACAAACAGCGGACGCGACCGAAGCGAAAGCCTCGCCGAACCGGCGGAGAGCTACCGGCGCGACGCCGCCTGGGCGATCAGCGAGATCGAAGGTCGCCCGCACAGCACGGTCGAGCTGATATGAGCCGCACCGTGCACGCGCGCCAGGGCGACACGCTGGATGCCATTTGCTATCGCGTCTACGGCCGCACCGCCGGCGTCACCGAACGCGTGCTGAAGGCCAATCCCGGCGTCGCCGACCTGGGGCCGATATTGCCGCATGGCACGCCCGTCACGCTGCCCGAGATCACCCGACAGCCCAGCCGCGCGCCCGCCGTGCAGCTCTGGGACTGAACGTTTTACCGCGCCGACACTGCGCGACCGCCGCCGAGGATGGCATGTCCGAGGATCAAAATGTGAAGCCCTCAATATTCGAACGTCACCTGCAGACCGGCATCCAGTTGATTTTGGTCGCGCTGCTCGGCTGGGCCGGGCTCAAGCTCGTCTCGCTCGGTGAAGACAATGCCGTACTCCGCGAGCGGCTGATCTATCAAGGCGACCAGATATCGAGCCTGCGCCGCGACCTGCGTGACTGGAGCAACCTGTATTACCGCAAAACGGACGCCAATCGCGAGATCGGCGCGTTACAGAAGGACGTTCAAGCCCTCAAGCAGCGCGTTATTATCCTGGAGGAGCATCACCCATGACACGCATCAGCCCCGATTTTCAACGCCACGAATTCGCCTGCCGCTGTGGCTGTGGCTTCGATACCGTCGATGCCCGGACACTCGAGATCGTCCAAGCGGTGAGGGACCATTTCGGCGTCCCCGTCACCGTCAATAGCGGGTGTCGCTGCGCCGCGCATAACCGGGAGATCGGGGGCGCTACCCTCAGCCAACACCTGGCCGGACGTGCCGCCGACATCGTCGTCGACGGCATCGCCCCCGACACCGTGCACGCCTGGATCGATGCCCACTTCCCCAATGCCAGCCTCGGGCGCTACGCCACCTTCACCCACGTCGACTCCCGCACTGATGGCCCCGCGAGGTGGAACGGATGAACCTCATCGGCAACATCCTCGGTACCGTCGCCGGCCCGGTGATGGACGTCATCGACCAGGCCGTGACCGACAAAGACCAGGCCAACAAACTCAAGACTGAGCTACGCCGCCGCCTGATTGACCAGCAAGACACGCGCCTCAATGCGCAGATGAAGGTGATCTTGGCCGAAGCCACCGGCGAGTCCTGGTTGCAACGCAACTGGCGCCCGCTGCTGATGACCGTGATCGTGGCCATCGTCGCCAACAATTACCTACTCGCGCCCTACCTCGGCGCCATGTTCGGCGTGGGGCTCCAACTCGAGCTTCCCGAGCAACTCTGGAACCTCATGACCATGGGCGTCGGTGGCTATATCGCCGGCCGCTCCGGCGAGAAGATCGCCGGCACCCTGCGCGGCAAGCGTGGCCGCCTCCTTGATGAGATCGACACGCGATGAAAAAGCTCCATCTGCTACGCACGCACCTGATTAATGCCGTTCCGGGGCTCGCCCGCGATCCCGATCGGTTGTTGACGTTCGTCGAGGATGGCAGCCTCGAATTTCGTCGCGGCCCCAACCTATCCCACGAATACCAGTTCGCCGCGCAGCTCGTGCTGACCGACTTCGGCGACGACCTCGACACCGTGGTGGTGCCGTTGCTGCAGTGGCTGGCCGAGTACCAGCCCGACGCCGACCCCGGCGAGGCAGTGACGTTCGAGGCCGAGATCCTCAGCAACCAGGCGGTGGACGTGGCACTGCGCGTGCGGCTCACCGAGCGGGTGATCGCCAAGGTCGATTGCGACAACGGCCACATTCGCGTCGACCACGCCCTGCCGCGCTTCGAGCGAGACGGCTGCGCGATTCCGCACTGGCAACTACTGATTCGCGATGCCGAGGCCGCGACCGATTACACCCTGGTCGCCGAATGGGGCGAGGAACCCACCGATGGCGGATGACCTGCAGGCGCTCGAAGACTGGGCCGCGCCGTTGCTCGCCAAGCTCGAGGCCAAGGAACGCCGCCGGCTGGCCCGTGCCATCGCCCGCGACCTGCGCCGCAGCCAACGCCGGCGCATCCGCTCGCAGACCAACCCCGACGGCACGCCCTATGCCCCGCGCAAGCCCCAGAAATGGCGGGCACGCCAGGGCAGCATTCGCCGTGAGGCCATGTTCGACAAGCTCTCCACAGCGAAATGGATGAAGGCCACCGCGCATGGCGACACCGCCGTGGTCGGCTTCCTGGGCAACGTCGCGCGGCTCGCCCGCACTCACCAATACGGCCTGCGCGACCGCGTCGATCGAGACGGCCCCACCATCGAATACCCGCAGCGCGAACTGCTCGGCTTCACCGACGCCGATCGCGAGCTCGTCATCAACGCACTGTTCACGCATCTGGACTCGGTGTAAGACGCCCGCGCCACACCCGCCACCACTTCGCCTCCCCAGCCAGGCCACGCACGATAGCGGCATGCACAACGTCGCCGAACTCCTCCGCCTGATTCACAACCTGATCCGCACCGGCACCATCGACGCCGTGGATCATGACGCCGCGCGCGTGCGCGTCCAGTCCGGGGATCTGCTCACCGACTGGCTGATGTGGATTGAGGTCCGCGCAGGCAACACGCGCGACTGGAACCCACCCACCGTGGGCGAGCAGGTCATCATGTTCTCGCCCGGCGGCGATCCGGCCGCCGGCATCGTATTGACCGGCCTCTATCGACAGGCGCACCCCGCGCCGTCCAGCGATCCTAACGTCATCGGCCGCTGGCTACCCGACGGCACTCATATCGAGTACGACCACGAAAACCATCGGCTCTTCATCGACTGTGTGGGCGATATCGCCGTCAAGGCCACCGGTACCGTCACCGTCGACGCCAAGTCGATCCACCACAACCAGGGCAACTCGGTCGTCACAACGGGCCACATCTGCCACTTCACCGGCAACCCGCACGGCGACGGCAGCAGCACAGTCACGGCGGGGAAATAAGCCATGGCACTCAGCAAGTCTCAGCTCAAAAGCCGCATCGTCAGCGAGATGCGCGCCCAGGGCGCCACCGCGACCGGGGAATACAGCTGGGTCAACCGCATGGCCGAGGCCATCGCCAATGCCGTGGTCGACGAAGTCCAATCGAACGCCGAGGTACCCGTCACCGGCGGCTCGAGTTCCGGCACCTACGAGGTGAAATGATGGCAGGCATGTCGCGCACCACCGGCCAACGCCTCGACGCGCTCGAGCACCTTCGGCAGTCGATCACCGACATTCTCACCACGCCGCTGGGTTCGCGCGTGATGCGACGCGACTATGGCTCGCTGCTGCCTGAACTCATCGACCAGCCGCTCAACGGCGCGACCGCTTTACGCGCCTACTCGGCCACCGTCGTCGCGCTAATGAAGTGGGAACCGCGCGTCCGCGTGACACAGATCACCCGCATCGTCTCCACCACACGCCCAGGGCGTTTCGACCTGCGCATCGCAGGGCGACGCATCGACACCGGTGATGACGTAGCCATCGACGTACCCTTGGGGGCCACCGCATGAGCTCGCCCATCGACCTATCCCAGCTTCCCGCGCCGACGGTTATCGAGTCGCTCGATTACGAGACGATCCTCGCCGAACGGAAAGCGCGCCTGGTCGCGCTCTACCCCGAGGCAGAGCAGGCCGGTATCGCCGAGACGCTCGAGCTCGAAAGCGAGCCGCTGACTAAGTTCCTGGAGGAGTCCGCATACCGAGAACTTTTGTTGCGTCAGCAGCAGAACGAACGCGCGAAAGCGCTCTTGCTGGCCTATGCGGCCGGCCCGGAGCTCGACCACATCGGCGTGACGTACTACATGACCGAGCGTCTGTTGCTCGACGAGGGCGACCCCGACGCTGTGCCGCCGGTCGATCCGACCTACGAGGGCGACGCCGACTACCTGCGGCGGATCCTGCTCGCCCACGATGCGTTCAGCACCGCCGGCAGTCGCCAGTCCTATCAGTATTACGCGCTTTCAGCCGACCCGATGGTGCGCGATGCCGACGCGGTACGCCCGCTGCCCGGCGTCGTGCAGGTCTACGTGCTCTCCCGCGAGGATGACGGCGAGGCCAGTCTCGCCCTGGTCGATACGGTCGAGAAGGCGCTGTCTGCCGAGACCGTGCGCCCGTTGAATGACACCGTGCGCGTCACCACCGCCACGGTGCTGCCGTTTGCCGTGTCCGCGTCCCTGGTGCTGCGCGAAGGGCCCGACGGTGACGTAGTCGCCGCCGAAGCCCAGCGCCGCGCCCGCGAGTACGTCGACGAGCGTCACGCCCTGGGCGCGCAGATCGTGCTCGGCGCGCTCGAAGCGCGGCTCTACGCGCCTGGCGTCGAGCGCGTGACCCTGCATTCGCCCACCGCCGACATCGGCGGCGATACCAGCGAGGCCCCGTACTGCACGACCATCGAGGTCGCCATCGATGACTAGCCTGCTGCCACCCAACACCACGCCCCTCGAGCGCCGGCTGTCGGCCGTCGCGGCCGACCTCGAGCGCGTCAGCGCGCCGCTCCAGACGCTATGGGATGCCCAGCGCATCCCGGCCAATATGCTGCCGTGGCTGGCCTGGGCGGTGGGTGTCGACGAGTGGAGCCGAGGCTGGCCCGAGCAGACCAAGCGCGACGCTATCGACGAGGCGATCCCCATCCGTCGCCTGCGCGGCACTGTCTGGGCGGTACGTCGTGCGCTGGAAACGCTCGGCTATGCCGACGTCGAGATCCTCGAGCACGCCCAGCAAGACGCTAAATGGCGTGCCGCCGGCGGGCTCTACCTAGACGGTAGCTGGCTGCTCGATGGCAGCCAGACCTTTCTGCTCGAGGACGCGCCGCGCGTTGTGACCACCAGCTGGGCGCAGTACGCGCTCGCCTTCGACATCGCCGATGCGCCGTTCGCCACCGCCGACCAGCGCCGCCTGCGCGCCCGGGTTGAATCGGCCGCGCCACTGCGCAGTGAACTGATCGCCCTGATCTACCGGCTGTCGGCCCGCTGGCAGGCTCGCATCACCCTATCCGCCCCGCGTCAGGTCATGCGGCAGCGCTACGTCGCCTGCCGTGGTGCACGAGTTCACCGCGCGCGCCCATTGATGGGTTGCTGGTCGCTGTCCGGCGATTACGCGCCGCGGCTGCTCGATACCGCCCAGCGGCTCGGTGGCGATTGGCCGCTGACCGGCAAGCGCCCCATAGGCCAAGCCCTCGACGCCGGCTGGGGCACGGCCAGCATCCGTCTGCGTCAGCCGCTCCACGTCGGCATGCAGGCCAGCCAGCGCGAGGACTGGACGCTCGGCGAGACACGGCCCGACCGCCTCGACGGCAAGTGGGCGCTCGACGAGAACATCGATGGCCACCGCGCCCTGGACGGCCAGTGGACGTTCGACATCAACACCCTGGGCCGGCTCAACCGGCCGACCCTCAGCGGCGCTCGCACGCTGGGCGCCCGGCACACCCTCGACTCGATCGGCACCACGGCCCGCGCCGTGCTGCGTGATCGCCGCCTGACTACGGAGATCCGCCTGTGAGCGACGTCATTCCCGCCACAACGCAGTTTCGCACCAAGGTCGCCGCCGCGGTCGCCGCCGGCGGCAGCGTGCCGGCCATTACCCATGTCGCCTGGGGTACCAACGGCGAACCCGCCGGCCCCGACGAGACCGCGCTGGGCGCCGAGGTCCATCGCCAGGCCGTCGACAGCGCCACGGCTGACGGTGTGCTGCTGACCGTGCTGGCCACGCTGCGTGGCGATGACGTCCCCGGCCATGCCATCCGCGAGATCGGCATCTTCGACGCCGATGGCGACCTCGCCGGGCGGCGCGCCTTCACCCCCAAAGAACTCGATGCCGGTACCGAGCTCGAGACCACACTCGACCTGCAATTCTGATCAGAGGAACCACCATGGCCGAACAACTCAGCGTCACCGATCCGGCATTCAGCGAGCAGCTGCGCGCGCTGCAGACCACCGATCCCGCGCATCCGGATAGCTGGAACCCGCAATATCAGGGCCTGCTCGAAAACGACCACTGGCTGCGCGCCAAGATCGTCGAGACGCAGGGCCAGGTTGAGGACATCCTCGGCAGCGATCCGATCAACCTATCGGACCAGCTCGACGCCCTAGTGCAGTACGGCGCCCAGCGCGTGTTCACCGAGCGCCGCGAGCAGGTGCCGAGCCATACGATCACCAGCGCCGTCAGCGGCGATGACTCCATCGATCTCGACGACACCACCGGCATCGAGGTCGGCCAGCACTACTTCATCAACGACGCCGGCAACGTGCAGGCCGTGCGCATCGCCGAGGTGCTGTCGACCAATCGCGTGACGCTGACCACCACGCTCAACAGCACCGTCGCCGCCGGCTCCACGCTGGGCCGTCTGGCCCCGGGCTACTACGCCACGCCGCAGCTGGCCGACATGGAGCGCGGCGCGACCATTCATGCGCAGGGCGATAACCTCGCCGTCAGCGGATGGAGCGGCAATAGCTGGACAGACCTCAACAAGCGCGCCGATGGCGGCTGGGACGTGCCCGCCGGCGTCGATCGGCTGCGCGTCAGCGGTACCGTCAGCCGCGTGGCGGTGATCTCGTCGCTGCCGATCAGCGTGACCCGCCGCGCCCAGAACATCACGCCCGCCGATGGCGACAACGGCCTGACCGTGACACCGACCCTGCAGGGCACCCCGTATTACCCGCTGTACGGCGTGCCGCAGGCCCGCCGACGCTTCCAGATCATCGAACGCGGCGGCAGCTTCGCCACGCCGCTGTATGCAGGCGAAGAGGTGCCCACCGGCGACACGCCGATGGTCGAGCATGTGGTGGCCACGCCGCTGACCACCGACGTGAGCTATCAGTGGCGCTACAGCGATCAGAACGTCGAGGGCGAGTGGGCGCCCTGGTCGCTGCCCACCACCTTCACCACCGCCGACACCTACGTCGCCGCGCCCACGGTGGTCAGCCCGGCCGACGGCGCCACCGAGGTGCCGGAGCAGCCGATCTTCTCGCTGTCGGCGTTCACCGTGACCAACGGCGAGGACACCCACGCCGCCACGTCCGTGCGCATCAAGGACAGTACCGGCGCGGTGGTCTGGGAGCTCGCCGAGTCTGCCACGCTCAACGACATCGTCGTGCCGGCCGGCGTGCTGCAGGAAGGCGAGCGCACCTACACCGTCGAGGGCCGCTACCACGGCGAGACCTACGGCAGCTCGGCCTGGTCGGTGCCGGCCTCGTTCACCACCGAGGCCTCATTCGTTCCGGCCGACCAGATCGGCGCGGCCTACGGCGGCGGCTACACCGCCGGCCAGATCGTCTCGGACTACGACGGCGAGACCTACCTGCTGATCGTCTCCGACGGCGGCGGCGATAGCGTCCAGACCGGCGCCGGCACCATGGAGTGGCGCACCGCGCAAAGCTCGGTCACTACCACGCATGGCGTACCGCCGATGACCCTGGCCGACGGCCGCGCGAACCACAACGCCATCAAGGCCGCCGGCGCGCTCAGCCAGTTCCCGGCGGTGCAGTGGATCGAGAACACGCTCAACGCCGGCGCCGGCCTCAACGGCCACACCGACTGGTATCTGCCGGCCCGCGACGAGCTCGAGCTGATCTACAGGAATTTCAAGCCGACCACGCAGGACAACAACGACGGCAATCGCTCAAGTTCGAGCAGCTACTACGCCGCCGACGGCGCGACCCACGGCACCAACGCCAATTCGCTGCCCGAGGGCGCGGGCTACACCACCAGCGACCCGGCGCAGACCGCGCGCGACAGTTTCCGCGAGGGCGGTGCCGACGCCTTCGAGGCCAGCGGCTACTGGTCATCGACGGAGGGCAATAGCAGCGGCGCCTGGTACCAGGGCTTCGACTCTGGCTCCCAGTACATCAGCGGCAAGACGTACGCCAACCGGGTCCGAGCTGTTCGGAGAGTCAAACTTTAACCTTTTCACTTTTAAGGGGTTTTTGCAGTGAAAGCGAAGGAACTGCCGATTTATCGCGTCACCTACCAGCTGCTCGAGAAAGTGACGCAGTTCGCCCGCAACTTCCCGCGCGACATGCGCCTGTCGCTGGCCGGCCGGCTGCAGGAAGAAAGCGTCGAGCTGGTTCTCAACGTCTACCGGGCCAACACGGCCCGGCAGGGCCGCCGCGAGATCCTCGGCAGAGTCCTCGAGCGGGTGCAGGTCCTCGAGCTGATCCTGCGCCTGTGCCGCGACATGCGGCTGATCAGCATTAAGCAACACGCCAGCGTGATCGAGCTGACCGACCAGATCGGCCGGCAGGCTTACGGCTGGCAGAAGTCGAGCACATGAGCACCGGCCAGAATGCGCGGGGCCACGGCTCCACGCAGCGAGCCATTCAATCTCGGGCCGTCCCCGCTGGGACCTGCAGCCAGGGTGCGCACCCAGCGATAGGGCGCAAGCCAGTTTCGCCGCCGCATCTCGACGGCGCGACGTGTGAGTGGACGGCTGTAACAGAGCGTCCTTCGAGGCCAGCAACTACTGGTCATCGACGGAGGGCAATAGCAGCAACGCCTGGAACCAGAACTTCAACAATGGCAACCAGAACATCAACAACAAGACGAACGCCAACCGGGTCCGAGCTGTTCGGATATTGAGGGTGCCATGTACAGTCTCGACGAGATCTTCCAGGCCTACTTCGACTGCCGGCGCAACAAGCGCAACACGCGCACCGCCGTGCAGTTCGAGCAGCGCCTCGAGCGCAACCTGATGCAGCTGCACCGCGAGCTCAACAGCGGCCAGTACCGCATCGGCCGCTCGGTATGCTTCGTGGTCACCCACCCCAAGTACCGCGAGGTGTGGGCGGCCAACTTCCGCGACCGCATCGTGCATCACGTGGTCTACAACCGCATCGCCGAGCGCTTCTATCGGCGCTTCATCCACGACAGCTACGCCTGCATCCCCGGGCGTGGCGTGCTGTTCGGCGCCGAGCGCATCCACAAGCACATGCGCAGCGCGACCCAGAACTGGCAGCGCCCGGCCCACTTCCTGCAGGCCGACATCGCCAACTTCTTCGTCAGCATCGACAAGCGCGTGCTCGAGCAGCTGGTCCTCGAGCGCATCCCCGAGCCGGAGCTGCGCGCCCTGGTCAGCCAGATCATCTGGCACGACCCCACGCGCAACCCGATTCAGAACAGCCCCGATCACCTGTTCGCCTGCGTGCCGCCGCACAAGAGCCTGTTCAACTGCGGTGGCCATCGCGGGCTGCCGATCGGCAACCTGTCCAGCCAGTTCTTCGCCAACGTGTACATGAACGCCCTCGACCAGTACGTAAAGCGCACCCTCAAAGTGCGCTGGTATGGGCGCTACGTCGACGACGTGGTGCTGATCGGTCACGACCCGGGCGAGCTGAACCGCGCGTTCGAGGCCATGCAGACGTTCATCGAGCAGCGCCTGCGCATGCGCTTTCACCCCAACAAGACCACGCGGAACACCTGCGACAAGGGCATCAACTTCTGCGGCCAGATTCTCAAGCCGCACCGCAAGTACGTGCGCGCCCGCACCGCTCGCTCGATGAAGCGCGCCGCGCTCGACCCCGAGCGCTACACCGACCCCGAGCACTGGGCGGCGCGCCTGAATAGCTACCTCGGCCACTGCCAGCACGCCCACACCTGGCGGCTGCGCAAACAATTGGCCATCGACACCGGCGCGACGTTTGCGCCCAACCTCACCAAAGTGAAAACCCCGAGGAAAGCCGCATGAGCACAAGCACCAAGCACGTCACCGCCTACTACCTCGACGCAAAAGACGGTCGCCCCGCCACCGGAGCGCCGCTGCGCCACGGCCCAGCGCTACCCAGTCCCGCGTTGGTCGTTGACGCTGTGGATCGTCGCCAGACGCCCGCGCTAATCATCGGCCGCATGCCCGCCGATGAGCCGTTGGCTGCAGGCATGGAGCTGGTCAGCGAGGAGCGGCACGCCGAGCTGTTGACCAGCTACAACGATTGGCGTGACGAGCTCGCCGCCGCTGCACAGCTGGATACGCTCGCCGCGCTGGCCGACTACCGATTTGAGGTCGAGACCGGCGGCATCGAGATCGATGGCCAGCGCATCCTCACCGACCGCGAAAGCCAGGCTCAGCTGACCGGCGCTTACCAGGCGCTGACGCAGCCGTTCGTCGATTCGATTGACTGGAAAAGCGCCGACGGCTGGGTCACCGTCTCCGAAGCCGAGCTACGCCCGATCGCCGAGGCCGTCGCCCGTCATGTGCAGGGATCATTCACCGCCGAGCGCCGCGTCGCGGAAAGCCTCGCTGGAGGTGACGACTACCGCACCGCATTCGACGAGGCGCTGGAAGCCGTAAAGGCCTCGCAAGAGGAAGCCGCTACGGCAGCCGACTGAGCAAACTCCCACCCACGCCCGCGCCCCGCGCGGGCTTTTGGTGTGAATCCTACCTCCTACACCCTCCCCGACTAACACCCAGACGCGCCACCCCGCACGATACCTGCGTGAATTCACGTCTTTTTTGAAGACTCGCTGAACCTGCGCAGGAGCCACCATGGCACTCGATCAATATCACCACGGGGTGCGCGTTACCGAGGTCAATGACGGTACCCGCACCATCCGTACCATTTCCACGGCGGTCATCGGCGTGGTGTGTACCGCGTCGGACGCCGACGAAGCCACCTTCCCGCTCAACCGCCCGGCGCTGGTCACCGATGTCGACACCGCGATCGGCAAGGCCGGTACCCAGGGCACGCTGAAAAACACCCTCACCACGATCAGCAATCAATCCAAGCCGATCATCGTTGTGGTGCGCGTGGAAGAAGGCATCGACGACGAGGAAACCAGCGCCAACGTCATCGGCACCACAGACGAGACCGGCCAACGCACCGGGCTGCAAGCGCTGCTCACCGCCAAGCAAAAGCTCGGCGTGACGCCGCGCATCATCGGTTGCCCGGATCTCGATACCCAGGAAGTCGCCACCGCCCTGGTCTCGGTGCTTCAGCAGCTACGCGGCTTTGGCTACGTCCATGCCCACGGCTGCGAGACGATCACCGACGCCACCGCCTACCGCGACGAATTCGGGGCACGAGAACTCATGGTGATCTGGCCGCAGTGGGAGGCGTTCGACACCGACGATGCCGACACGGCCACCATCAGCCCGGTCGCCGTGGCCCTGGGTCTGCGCGCGAAGCTCGACCAGGAAGTCGGCTGGCATAAGACGCTCTCGAATGTCGTGGTCAACGGCGTCACCGGCATCAACAAAGACGTGTTCTGGGATCTCCAATCGCCGAATACCGATGCCGGCATCCTCAACGCGGCGGACGTCACCACGCTGATCAACCAGGGCGGCTACCGCTTCTGGGGCTCGCGCACCTGCGCCGGGCCGGAGTCGCTGTTCCCGTTTGAGAACTACACCCGCACCGCGCAGATTCTCGCCGACACCGTCGCCGAGGCGCATCTGTGGGCCGTCGACAAGCCGATGCACGCCTCCCTGGCGCGCGACATCATCGAAGGCGTCAACGCCAAGTTCCGCGAGCTCAAAAACCTGGGCCTAATCGTCGACGGCTCGGCCTGGCTGAACGAAACGCTCAACACTCAAGAGTCGCTCAAGGCCGGCAAGCTGCGCATCGACTACGACTACACGCCGGTGCCGCCGCTCGAGGATCTCGGGTTCCAGCAGCGCATCACCGATTCGTATCTCGCCGACTTCGCCGAGCGCGTCGCCGCCACCGCCTGAACTGACTAGATAGGGACCGATCAATGGCACTCCCCAAGAAGCTCAAGGATCTCAACCTGTTCAGCAACGGTGACAGCTGGCAGGGCCTCGTGCAGTCCGTCACCTTGCCGACGCTCACGCGCAAGATCGAGGAATGGCGCGGCGGCGGCATGGACGGCCCCGTCGGTATCGATATGGGCCAGGACGGATTGCTGACCGTTCAATGGACCGTCGGCGGCCTGGTCGAGTCGATCTTCGACAACTTCGGCAGCTCAACCATCGACGCCGACATGCTGCGTATGACCGGCAGCTACGAACGCGACGACGTCGACGAAGCCTCGGCGGTCGAGGTCGTCATGCGCGGCCGTCACACCGAAATCGACATGGGCGATGCCCAGTCCGGCGAGAACACCGAGCACCAGGTCACCAGCACGTTGAGCTACTACAAGCTCAGCATCGACGGCGCCAGCAAGATCGAGATCGACCTCATCAGCCAGGTGTTCAAGGTCAACGGCGAAGACCGTCTCGCCGGCCGTCGCCAGCGCCTGGGCCTCTAACCGGCTGACCACAACGATCAACGCGGCCCCGCACGGGGCCTTATGCAATACATCAGGAGCACCACTGCATGACCAAAGCCCAAGTCGCCCAAGCCATCAGCACCATCGTCGAGCTCGACACGCCCATCAAGCGCGGCGAGCAGACCATCGAGCAAATCACCCTGCGCAAACCCAGCGCCGGCGAGCTGCGCGGCGTGAATCTCGCCGACGTGCTGCAGATGCAGACCGACGCGCTGATCAAGCTGATCCCGCGTCTCTCCACGCCCTCGCTCACCGACAAGGAAGCGGCCCGGCTCGACCCCGCCGACCTGGTGCAATGCGGCGGTGAAATCGCCGGTTTTTTGCTCTCGAAGCGGGCCAAGGGCGAGGACGCGTAGACCTACCCGCGAGTGTCGAGGATGCGATGGCCGACCTGGCCATCGTCTTCCACTGGACGCCGACCGATTGCGCGGAATTTTCCCTGCGCGAACTGATGGAATGGCGCGAACGCGCGCGCAAGCGTAGCGGCGCCGACAGCAACGGAGCCGGCCATGGCGCGCGATCTTAAACTTCAGGTAGTCCTCGACGCCGGTGACAAGGCCACGGGGCCACTGAAGAAGATCAGTAAGGGCAGCAGCAAAACCGCCGACGCCCTGCGCGCCAGCAAAGATGAGCTGCGCAAGCTCGAACGCCAGCAGCGCGACCTGGGCTCGTTTCGCAAGCTCAAGGAAGCCACCCGCGAGAATGGTGAGGCGCTGTCCGCCGCGCAGGAGCGACTGCGCAACATGCGCGGCGAGCTCAAGCGCACCGACGCGCCCACCGAGAAATTCCAGCGCCAATTCAAGCAGGCCCACGACGAGGTCGAACGCCTGAACGGCAAGCTCGGCGACCAGCGCCGCCGCCTGGGCGAGCTGCGGGGTAGCCTGCGCCATGGCGGCGTCAGTACCGACAACCTCGGGCGCAGCGAGGATCGGCTCGCCGAGCAAATCCGCGAAGCCAATACCCAGTTCGATGCGCAAAAGCGCAAGATGGGGCAAGTCGCCGAGGCACAGCGCAAGGCCAAGCGCGCCAACGACCAATTCCATCGCGGCATCGGTCGCGCCAATGGCATGCGCGGCGCGGGCATGACCGGGTTGGCCACCGGCGGCGCCGCGCTCTACGGTGCCAGCCGCCTACTCGCCCCCGGCGTCGAGTACGGCCAGCAGATGAGTGCCGTGCAAGCCGTGGGGCGCTTCAACGCCGACGACGAGCAGTTCAAGGCACTGAAGCAGCAATCTCGCGACCTGGGTTCGAGCACCCAATTCAGCGCCGGTGAAGTCGGCTCCGGGCAAGAGTTTCTATTGCGCGCGGGAATGAGCGCCAAGGCCATCAAGTCCTCGATGAAGGACGTGCTCAGTCTCGCCGTCGCCAACAACACCGAACTCGGTCGCACCGCCGACATCGCCTCGAACATCGCCGGTACCTTCAAGATCGACTTGGAGAAGGAAGGCGCCATGGGCCACGTCGCCGACGTGCTCTCGGCCACGGCCAGTCGCGCCAACGTCGATCTGGAAAAGCTCGGCAACACGGTGAAATACCTCGGCGGCGCCGAGGATCTCGACCTAACGCTCGAGCAAGCCAGCGCCATGGCCGGGCTACTCGGCAACATCGGCATTCAAGGCAGCCAAGCCGGGACCACGCTGCGCGGCATGATGAATCGCCTCACCGACCCTACGGCGGAAGCCGCCGGCGTCATCGACCGCCTCGGCGTAAAGGTATCCAACGCCGATGGCGAAATGCGCGCCATGCCCGAGATACTGCGCGACATCAACGCCGCCACCAAGGACCTCGGTAACGCCGACCGCAAACAAGCCCTGCAACAGATCTTCGGCGCCGAAGCGGGCTCGGGCATGGCCGAACTGGTCAGCCAGATGAGCACCGGCAAGCTGGACGGCCTGATCGAAAAGCTCCGGGTGGCCAACGGCGAAAACGAGCGCATGGCCAGCACCATGAAGGACAACCTAGGCGGCGACCTCAAGAGCCTGCAGTCCGCGTGGGAAGAAGTCGGTATCTCGATCACCGACACCAACAACGGCCCGCTACGTGAGCTGATTCAGAACGTCACGGCCATCACACGCTGGGTCGGCGACTGGATCAAGCAGAACCCGGAATTGGCCAGCAGCATCGCCAAAGCCGCCGCCGGCCTCGCCGCCTTGGTCGCGGTGGGCGGTGCCTTCACCATCATGATGGCCTCGCTACTCGGCCCGATCGTGACCGTCCGTCTGGGGTTATCAATGCTCGGCATTCAGACCGGTGGCCTCGGCGGCAAGATCTACTCATTGACCAGCAAGATTCTCCCCGCGCTAGGCCGTGGCATCCTGATGATCGGCCGCACGCTCGCTCTGGCCGGCCGACTGCTGCTAATGAATCCCATCGGCCTGGCCATCACCGCACTCGCCGGTGCGGCCTACCTGATCTACAAGAACTGGGAGCCCATCAGCCAGTTCTTCAAGGACCGCTGGGCCGACGTCAAAGCCGCCTTCAGCCAAGGCACCGGTGCCGTGCTGCAGTTGCTGCTCAACTGGAACCCCATCGGCTTGCTCTATCGCGGCATCACCGCTGGGCTTGAAAAGCTCGGCATCGAGATCCCCGACAAATTCAAAAGCCTCGGCGGCTTCATCGTCGATGGGCTGATCGGTGGCCTGACGGGCAAGCTCGCCGCGTTGAAAGATAAAGTCGTCGGCATGGCCAACAACGTGAAGGGTTGGTTCGCTGACGTGCTCGATATCAACTCCCCGAGCCGCGTCTTCGCGCAGTTCGGCGGCTACACCGTGGACGGCCTCAATCAAGGGCTGGATGCCCAGCGTAACGAGCCCGCGCGACGCATCGCGCAGATCGCCAAGAGCGTCACCCGCGCCGGCGCGGGCATGGCCCTGGGCGCCGCGACGCTACCCGCTGCCGCATCGCCCGACGTCGCCCAGCAAGAACCGATCCGCTTCGATACCCGGCCGCCGCTTGCCGCCGGCGGTGGGCAACAAAGCGTCGATAACAGCGTCAACATCGGGGATATTTACGTCCAGCCCGCCCCCGGCATGGACGAACGCCAGCTCGCCCAGTACGTCGCCCAGGAAGTCCAGCGCGCCTTGGCCGACGCTCAGCGCGAGCAAGACGCACGTCGCCGCTCATCCCTGCACGATATCGAATAGGAGATTGCCATGTTGATGGCCCTAGGCATGTTTGTTTTCGAGGTCGGCAGCGTGCCGTACCAGCAGCTCAAGCGCGCCACGCAGTGGCGCCATGCCTCGCAATCCCGCGTCGGTGACCGGCCCGCGTATCAGTTCGTCGGGCCAGGGACCGACACCATCACCCTGACCGGCACGCTACTGCCGGAATTCACCGGCGGCCGCGTCGATCTCGACGAGATCCGCGACATGGCCGACAAGGGCCAGGCATGGCCGCTGGTCGAGGGCACCGGGCGGCAATACGGCCTGTGGGTGATCACCAAGGTCGACGAAACCTCGAGCGCGTTGTTCCGCGACGGCGCCGCGGCCAAGATCGACTTCACCCTCACGCTCGAGCACGTCGACGACCGACGCACCGACCTGATGGGCGACCTCACCATCTCTACCCTGGCGCGTCTCGACGGGGCCTACGCATGAGCGACACCACCGCGCGGCGTTATCGGCGCCCCAGCTACCGCATCACCCTGGCCGGGCGCGACATCACTCCCAAGATCGACGGCCGCCTCGTCTCGCTCACCCTGCGCGAGCGACGCGGCATGGACGCCGACCAGCTCGACCTGACGCTGACCGACCACGACGGCGCCCTCGCCATACCCCCGCGCGGCGCCGAGCTGCACGTGGCATTCGGCTGGCAAGACGAAGGGCTCGTCGACAAGGGCGTGTTCACGGTCGACGAAGTGCAGCACAGCGGCACCCCGGACCAACTCACCCTCCGCGCGCGCAGCGCCGACATGCGCGGCCGCCTGCCGGGCAAGCGCACCCAGAGCTGGCACGACATCATCCTCGGCGATCTCGTCGACACTCTCGCCAAGCGCCACGACCTCGACCCAGTGATCGGCGACACCCTGCGCGGCATCCGCATCGCCCATATCGACCAGACCGAAGAAAGCGACTTGAACTTCCTGACGCGCCTGGGCGAACGCTTCGACGCCATCGCCGCGATCAAATCACAGCGCATGCTCTTCACCCGCGCCGGCGAAGCATTGACCGCGAGTGGCCTGGCCATGCCCGCCGTGACCCTCACGCGCCGCGACGGCGACCGGCACCGCTACAGCGTCACCGATCGCGACGCCTATACCGGCGTCGTCGCCTACTGGAGCGACAAGGCCAACGCCGAACGCCAGCGCGTCATCGCCGGCAGCGACGGCGAGGCCAAGGAACTACGCCCCACCTACGCCAGCCAGGCCGACGCCCTTGACGCCGCCCAAGCCGAATGGCGGCGCGTGCAACGCGGCGAAGCCACCTTCGACATCACCCTCGCCGAAGGGCGCCCCGACATCCTTCCCGAATCACCACTCACGGTCAGCGGCTACAAGCCTAAGATCAACGCCACGCCCTGGCTGGTCACCGAAGTGGCGCACTCGCTGGGTGATAGTGGACTAGGGACCAAGGTGCAATGCGAGGTGAGAGGGGCCTCAACCGATCAAGGCACCGACTAAGCGCGCTCTCGCAAAAAAATGGGACCGAGGCTCCACGAACGTGCTTTTTTGCGAATACGCACACTTATCACATCACCGCCATCCGCCGCGCCTGATGCACTACCACGCCCCGCAAATCCGTCTGCCGAGCCCATAGCGACTCACGCGGACCAGCGGTCGGCATCAATCGCAAACGCCCACCGATGCGATGGCTGCTGAATAACTGCGTCTCGCCCTGCCAGTCCATCACCACCATCGCCGGTCGCCACGACCTCAGCGACAGCGCTTTGACCAGCTCGGTGGATCTCGAAGTGCGGGGAAGTTGAAAAATCTCGGTTGGATGGCTTGCAATGATAACTAAGTTATCCTATGATGTAATCACGGTCAGGGGAGAGAGCCCAGCCGCAACCAACGCAGAGGACAACATCATGAGCTACGCAATCGAAGGCATCGCATACGATACTCGCACTGACGCACTGACCGCGCTGGTCGCAAATTGGGTTTCTGCAGGCGGTGAGAACGATATCGAAGAAATCAAATCAGCCCTTCACGACAGCGACACACCGGCCGAGATCATTCGCGAATGGGGTGGCGAGATCGGCACTGGTGAAGCTTCCGCCGATGAAGAAGAGTTGCGCACTCACATTCTTACCCACAAAGCCGACATCATCATGGCCACCTAAAGATGATCGATGCCCGCACCGAACACGACCCGGACCTGGCGCCGGGTCTTATTGAACGCGCAATCGGTCTCGTCGGCACGCAGCGCGAGCTTGCCGAGCGTATTGGCGTGTCTCGTGTCTATTTGCAATTGCTGAGCAAACGCCAAAAACAAATGTCCTATGGCGTCCAGGTGACGCTTGAGCAAATAATCCGCGAGGCCGAGTAACCATGCCTCACACCACCGACACCGCCGGCCGCGCGTGGCACATCGAACACACCGAGCCCACCGGCGCCGGCATCGACGTTCACTACGGATACCCCGCTGACGCGCCGCGCACTGGCCCGCCGCGCGTCGCTGACACGCCCGAGCTGGTCGCGTATCTATGGCGCGTCTCGATGCAGGATGCCATGCGCACGCTGCCCATCGGCGAGGGGGCTCTCCGGCGGATACGCCAACGCCACGGCATCACGCGGGATGCCCAGCGCATGGCCGCCTCGGCGCGCGAGCGTGATGCCCTCGCGGCGAAACCCGCCGCTCTTATCACGCCCAACGCCGATCATCACGACGCCACCCCAAGCTATGCCGCCGCCCTGGTCAACGACCTCTCGCGAACCCTCAGCCGCGCCGCCATAGGCCGGCGCGCTGGAATCGACTACACGCGCGTGCTCGAGCTGGCCGCCGGCGCCGCGATGACCTACCCCGAGCAATTCACGCTCGAGCGACTGCGCGCCGGTGAGCGCCTCGACTGGATGCGCCGCGATGACGCGCCACCGACACCGGGCGACGTAGCTATGCTGCGTGAGGGTGTGGGGCTGTCGAAACGCCAGGCGGCTGACGCCGTATTCGCCGACATCAAGTCTTGGCGCGCCTGGGAGGAAGGGAAAACGCCCATGCCGCTGGCAAAATGGGCGTTGTTTCAGTACCGCTGCCGGGATCTACGTTAACTACACCACGGCCATGCGCCGCGCTTGATGCACCACCACACCCCGCAAATCCGCCTCGTTCGCCCAGAACGACTCATGCGGCCCGACGGTCTGCATCACGCGCAGGCGGCCGCCGATCCGGTGGCTATGGTATAGCCGTGTCTCGCCCTGGGATTCCATCAGCACCAGGTCGGCATGCTGCGCGAGGCGCTGCTCATCCACCACCAACACATCACCCTCGATGATCGGCCCCTCGATCCCCGCCTCGTCACCCACCTCAACCAAAAAACAGCTCGGCGGAAAATACGACACGTCATAGCCCCGCAACGCTGGATGCGAGGCCCCTCGACGCTTGATCAATGGCCCCAGGTAATTCACCCGCATGATGCCCCCTGCCGTTATCGTGTGGGTTTCGGCTAGCCTAATACTGTATAAACAAACAGTTCAAGGCCAGCGCGAAAAACGACCGGGCACAAAAAAGGGCCCATTGCTGGGCCCCCACGTTAGCTAATCTGGCTCCCTGCCATCATCCCTTAGCCAACGCTTATTAAGCTATAGTCATTTACAGGATATGGCAAGGGGGTGGCGCGTCAATCGAAGCTAAAGCTACTCTCGTTCTCGGCGGCATCTACTTCGTCGGAGATACAGAGTTCTAGCATCGAATAGCTCGGCCGCCCCGTGCCTGCCTGATTATCGTCAATGCAATAACGCTTGATGTCGGCAGGCACATCGCTCCAGCGCTGGCGAAGGGCGTCATAGTAATGCTGCTCATCGTCGATACACAGGTTATAGAGTGAGTTGCTATCGGTATCCGCCTGGCAATAAGCCTCGGGGTCGTATCGCGGAAGATCCTGGCCCATGGCAAACGGTGCAGCAAATAGCCCCGCAATCAATATAAAAAAGCGCATGATGAATCCCTATAGTTTGATCATTCACTTAAGCTGACGGAAAACATGTTGCCGAGTAAATCGCTTTGATTGTAGCTATACTCTAGACCATTCAGCGTCCGAGTAACTTTAGTGCCCTGCTGATGATATTTTTCTGTCATGTCCGCGAGCATTTCGATCACATCACCCACCGGCCATGATTCCTGAGTTGCTGAAAATGTCGCGGCAGCCACCATTAAGACATTCGCGCCTGATTTAGCAGTACCGTCACCAGTGCCAATAAACATAAGATCGCGAATGTCATCAGTGCGGGGTTTGGCGGTCACCATCAGCGCCAAGTGATCGTTGAACGCCTCGTCGAAACTGCGTTGAACATGGTTCTCGGCCATTTCGGGGATGTTGCCTTTTGCTCGATAGGGGAGCTCAAGGGAAGCCATGGATTCATTGAAGCGAGTGATAAAGGTCTCCACGTCGACCCCAATATCACTTCCCGCCTGGATCTCATCGCGGCGATCAGCCACGGAGTTACCCGATGCATTAGGTTTGTTTTCGGGTTCGACGTTCTCCACTGCCTCGGAAGCCGGAAGATCTTCACTAGAAGACTGGGCCGCCATATTTTCCGCGTCTGATGCGTCAATCTCAGCGGGTGCGCTAGCCGCTGACGATTCCGAGCTGGAATGCTCAGTGTCGGCGGCCTGGGGCTTTGTGGCGTTAGATTCAGAATCGAGAAGCCCCATAGCGGCTACAACGATGCCAGCGACAAAAAGGGCGCCGATACCACACACAAAGCCAGCGAAATGGCGAGTGATAGCCCCCGTGCCTTTTTGCTGAAACTTATTGGCGATCCAGTACCACACGCCAACGAGTGCGCCCAGCATAATCAATGCGGCGATGATGTCCTTCATAATGGTTCCCTTGCGTTTTGGTTCTTAAATGCCTTTTCAGGCAGATTTTTATAAGCGGCTACATTCCACCACTAATGCAGTTCTGTGACGATGCAGTAATGCTGTTATGCAGTTACGCAATCCGCCCGATCCTGACCTCACACCGCCCCAGGATCTGCACCTCGCGCATCTGCTCAGGCGGGATCATCTCGGGCTCGTAGTGCTCGTTATCGCTGATCAGGTACAGCGCTCCACCGGCGAGGCGCTGCACGCGCTTGATGCGCCGTTCACCGCTGACCAGCAGTAGGAAAACCCCCTCGCGCCGGTAGTCGGTGTCGGCCTGGTTGACGAGCACCCAGTCGCCATCAGCCAGTGTTTCTTCCATCGAGTCGCCGCGGACCTTGATGCCGGCAATGCGTTCAGGGCTCAGGCCCAAGGCATTAAGCTGCGCCTCGGGAAAATACAGCACTCCCTCGACACGCTCTTCCTCGAGCGAACGGCCCGACCCCGCCGCACCTTCCACGTCATACATGTTGACCGCCACCGCGTCGGTGCTGGGCGACGTATTGCCCATACCCACGGGGGCGCCGTCGCTCACGCGCTGGGGGCTGACGCCCGGCGCTGCATCGCGTCGGCCTGTCAGCACATAGCCTAGGTCGACACCTTCAGCATCCAAAAGCGCCAGGTAGTCCGCTTTGGGCGAGCGCTGGTCTGTCTCGTACAGACGCTGAGTGTTTTTCGTCACCCCCGCCATGTCGCCCATTTGCGTCTGTGTGAAGCCAAGACGCTCGCGCTCATGACGCAGGCGAGTCCCAATAGAACTCATATAGATCCCTAACGCCTTGACAGGCGATTCATTTGAATCCATGCTTTGCTTCAAACGAATCCACAAAGCACTTATTGGAAATCCTCTATAGGCATCAAAAGGATCACACCATGACTCATACAGCACTCGAGCCTCGCGATCACTCGCTCGCTCGCCAAGCATTGATGGGGGTCATGGTCCACCAAGAGTCCCTAAAGCATTTAAGGAGAGAGTAAACCATGAGCACCGTCGAGACCATGCCAGGCCGCGCCCTGGGCTATCGCTCGCCCAACGGCTGTAGCAAGCAAGTGATGACCCAAATCACCCCCGAGGAGCAAAGCGAGCTCGACGAGATCGCGACACACGAAAACCGTTCTCGCTCGGCGATGGTGCGCCTGCTGATGCTGAGCGGCATCGAGCAGTACAACGCCGCCCGCGCTGAATAACCCACCACTCAACTGCCTGACCTGCTGCATAAGGAAAACCGCCGTGTACCAGGACCAAAAACGCATTCGTCGCCACAAGCTAACCATCTACATGGACGACTACGAGGCCGCGATCGTCGAAGCTCACGCCAACTACTCGGGCATCCCTAAGGCTCAGATGATGCGCGAGATGATGTTCGAGAGCGCCACGGAGGTGCTCTCCCCGTCGGTCTCGCAACCGGTCCAGTCCATGGTGGCGAAGCGGGGCACCTGAAAGAAGCCGTACATCCACCGTGCAAAAACGAGGCTCGCATGCCGGAACTCACCATCGACGCCGACGATTACGAGATGGAGGTCCTGGAGGCCGTCCGTCAGCAGGAAGGCCTGGAGACCTGCGCGCAGGCCTATGAATTTCTGCTGCGCAAGCGCATCCGCGAAGGCAATGCCCGCCTAACCGGGCGAGGTCGCGCCCTTTATCCCGTAGGGAGAGAACATCGATGACCGTACAAAACCGCCACCGCATCCCGTGCCCGCACTGCGGCGAAAACCTGCGCGTTCGCAAGAGCCAGGGGCTCACGCCGCTGTATCGCGAGGCGATTTTCGAATGCCGCAACGAAGACTGTGGGTGGCGTGGCAAAGCGTCGATCGAGATCACCCACACCATCGCGCCCAGCGACATTCCCAGCCCCACCGTGGCGTTGCCGTTCGTGCCACGTCTGCGGGAACTGATCACCAAGCAAGCCCACGTCGCCAACAGCTGATACCGGAGAACAACACCATGAACAGTACTGCCAAGAACGTTACCGCGATCGCTCCGCATCAAGATGCGCATAACCTAGCCGCCGCCCGCCTGTTTCGGGATCGCTGGGAAAACCGCGCCAACGCCCTGGCCAACTGCATCGATCACTTGGTCGTCGATCACGACATGACCGAAGAAAAAGCCGAACTGGTGGCCATCCAGGCCTATGCCGATTTGGAGTCCACGAACCAGGTCGCCCGCATCGATACCGACGCCAGCACTTCCCACATGGTGGTGCTACGCACTGAGGGTGGCCGCCCGGTGATGTTCACCGTCACTGACCTGATGCACATCCTCGAGCAGGCCCGCCAAGACGATCGCGCTGTGGTGGTCGATCGCGACCGCCGTCGCCCCGTCGTCCTCGAGCACTGACCCGCGCTCTAGATCCGCACCCGAACCCCGCATCGTTGGAGGTGACCATGTCTGCATCCGTGCATCAGCTACCCACACGCCATGCCCAAGGCACGCCACTTGTCGAGTCGGACGGCCGCGCCGGCTGGGGCGCCCTGCGCGCCGAGCTGCACGACCGTTGCGAGGACCGCGACCTCGCGGCGTTGTGGGATGAAATGGAAACCGCCGAACGCCGGGCGGTACTCGCCAGCGCACGCGGCGACGCCGACGATGCGCGCCGCGCCATCGAGTCCATGCCCAGCGCCACGCGCCGCGCCATCCGTAGTGCAATCCATCGCATGAGCGGTTACGGCAAGCGCCTGCGTGACCGCCTCGAAGGCGACCGCCCCCACCCCAGTCGCGAGCTCGCGTCACACGCCCGCGCCGCCCTCGCTGAGGGCAACACCAATGCGGCATTGCATTGGCTCGCGCTGATCGAGCGGGGTGTCGAGTGATGAGCGAGAAAACGATGGCCGACATGTATCTCGGCCTCGAGGCCCTGGAGCAAGACGCCCAACGTCTTGAGCGCAACGGCCAGGCCGAATTCGCCCACGCCCTGCGCCTGCAAACGGACAAGCTGCGCGGCGCGGTGATAACCAGCGACGCCATCTTAGAAGACGCCGCCGAGGCCGATACCAGCGGCGCCCTCGAGCGGGGTGCCCTGTGATGGCGCGCAATCGTTCACGGCGGAGCCCGCGCGAGATCATCAACGACTATGGCACCGCCGAGTGCCGTGTCTGGCGCGACAAGCTGTTCGAGCGCTTCGCCCTGCTCGCCGATGACTTGGCCAGGGCTTATGCCTTGCACGCCCAGGCCGAGGACTACCGCGCGGCCAACGATTGGTTGCGCCGCACCGTTAAGCCGCTGCTTGTCGGGCCGTGGAACGTCACTCACGACGACGATGCGCTGATCGAGCATGCCAAGGTGCAGGCACGCGCAGTGGAGACGATGGTTTCTTCACTGACGAACGATGCCTATAAGCGCGACGCGCCGCGCGCCGAGGCATTGCGCGAGGCACTGCCCCGCGCCCAAGCGCGGGTACTCAAGCATGAATTGAACCTTCCCGACGAGGACACGCCACTAAGCGCGCAGCTGGCGCGCATGAGCTGCCCAAACTGGTGGCGCCGGCAACTGCGCCGTCTGTCTGGTCGCCGCATCGAGCAGGTCATGCGCGAGTGCGGCCGCGTTCACCGCCGCGCGGGGATCTATTGCTCTGACCTCAATCTCAGTCGCCGTCGCTCCCAGCAATATCGCAACCGCGCGCTTCTGGAGGCCATCGAGGCGATCAACCAGCACGACGAGCGCTACACGCTAGCCGAGCTCTCGGAGCTGGGGCTGGCCAACCCGGAAAACCGCCGCGCGGAATTGATGCTGCGCATTCGCGAGACAGAGGAAGAAGCCCGTGAACGTGGGGACGTAGGCATGTTCTTTACGCTGACCTGCCCCTCGCGCTTTCACCCAGTCGTCGCCAAGCGCTGTGCGCGCAACCGCCGCTATAACGGCGCGACGCCGCGCGAGGCCCAGGCGTACCTCAACGCACTATGGGCACGCGCGCGGGCCAAGCTCGCCCGCGAGGACATCGGCCTTTACGGCGTGCGCGTGGTGGAGCCTCACCACGACGCCACCCCGCACTGGCACATGCTCGTATGGATGCACGCGGACGACGTACCGCGCGTGACCGAGATCCTGCGCGATAAGGCACTGGAGGATACCCCCGATGAACCCGGCGCCGAGGAGTATCGCTTCGACGCCGAGCGCATCGACTACAGCAAGGGAACGGCGACCGGCTACATCGCGAAGTACATCAGCAAGTCGATCAATGGCGAACAGTTCGTGGATGCCGACCTTTACGGCAAAGACATGACCGAAAGCGCGCCACGCATCGAGGCGTGGGCGGCCGTGTGGGGCATTCGTCAGTTTCAATTCCTTGGCCTTCCAAGCGTAACCGTCTGGCGCGAAACGCGACGCCTCAACGAGGAGCGCCAAGAGGAAGTCGCACAGTGGGAAGCCGCTACGCATCCGCCGCGTCAGGCATCCGAGCTAATGGCGAGCCTCCGCGCGGCCTGTAACTCAGGCAGTTGGCGCCGCTTTCTGCAGCTCATGGGCGGGCCACTGACGCCACGCAAGCTGCAACCCGTTCGCCCCTGGCGCGAGGACAAATTGATCGACCCGGGGAGCGATCCCCTCAACCGTTCCACCGGCGAGGAAAGCATGTTTGCCCGGGGCCGTTACGGCGAATCGCTCAAGACGATGTTCGGTTTGATGGTGATGGGCTCCGCCGGATATCTGACCCGCTACTACCGGTGGCACGTAGCGCCCAAGGGTGACCGGAGCCCTTCCGGAGGCGGCGAAGCCGCCGACGCTTGGACTTGTGTGAATAACTGTACGCCCCCCGATTTCACGCCCTGCGAGCCCGATCCCGAGACGCTCGCCGCGCAGCGCAACCGCTATCACGAATGGATCACCAGTCCTGAAATGCGTGCCGAGCAGGAAGCCGCCGCCGAGGAGGCCGAAATGGCCCGCACGGCGCCGCTGAATCTCGGCATTCCCCGAACGCCACCACAACCGGCACCGGATGAATTCTTTCCAGCCGGACTTTGATAAGGAGACCTTCATGACAAATCGCATGACATCCCACGCGCCCCAAGCCCTGGGCACGCTGCAAGACGCCGGCGAGCTCGCCGTGATGACGCCCAATGAAGGACCGGTGCGCCACCGCTACGCGATGGTCGTGGCATTCGAGAGCGAGGACGAATTGCGCCGCGCCCTGGAAGAGCACCGTTGCAGCTACCGCGACGGCCAAGCCGTGGAGGAAATGACACATGGCTGACAATGCCGACCGCGCCACCGATCTGGCGCAACAACACGTGGACGCAGCCCTCGCCGATCGAACATGGATCGGCGTCGATTGGGCCCGCGCCGAGTGCGAGGAATGCGGCGAAGAGATCCCCGCCGCCCGCCGCGAAGCCGCGCCCTGGGCGCGAACCTGCATCGAGTGCCAATCCATCCGCGAAGGGAGAAACAAGCATGTTCGCCAAGCTTTTTGAGTCGCCTAAGTACGGCCAGATCCTCGCCAAGCTCGACACGCACCACGAGGACCACACGCCAGAGGTCCGCTTCTACGTGAAGCCGAAGAACTTCGGCGTCTGCTCGTTCGCCCTCAGCTTCAAGGACGACGGCCAGGGCTGGGATCTCGCCGAGAAGGCCTTCGAAAAGACAGACCTGGCGCTGGCTGAGGAAGGCGTCGCGGGTATGTTCCGTGACTTTCCTATCGCCGTGGAGTTCGGCGGGGAAGCGAACGATGAATAAAACCTACCAAGAGCTTTGTGACGAAAACCAGCACCTCCGCGAAGGCATCCGCACTGCGGCCGCCAAGCTGGAAGCCGGCGAGCCAAGAGTAACGGTCACTACTGACCCAGACCTGCAAACGCTCGACCAAGCTATCGCCCTATCGCGCACAGACCGCGACGACGCCCTAGGCGTCGCCATCAAAAGCTTGAATGCCGCTCTGTTAGCGCGCAATGGGCGGCAAAGGACAGAGAAGGAAGCGGTGTTAGCGGCGCATCAAGATGACCTTGTGCGTGAGTTATCAGCCTGCCAGGGCGTTCTACATTCCCTCGCCCGCTCCGGCGAGGTAACTAAGCAGTACGCGGACGACGCCAAAGCCGTGCTGGACCGCACCAAGGAAACCAGCCTCGCCCGCCGTGATGCGCGGGTCGCGGTGGGCGCCATGCGAAAAGTGGCGTCATGGATGGACCCAGATTCAGAAGCGTTTGGTGGCCCCAGCCACCACGAGGCCGAGCTGATCGGAATGGAAGTTTCTGGGCCAACGCACTGCTCAAGCGTTGGGCAGTGCAACAAAGCGGGAATGAAAGCCTTTCGAGAAGCTGCGCGGATCTGGGAATACCAGGCTGGCCAAGCCGAAGGGGCACGTGATGTGGAACCCTAACGATCTCAATAAAGCTCTGGTCTTTTACGCGATCCTATGTGGCGCCGGCGGATGGGCCATCGTCGAGTTCGTCCTGTGGGTGATCTCCCACATCAACATCACTGTGGGGTGAGACATGCCCGAACACTCAGCCAAAGGCGGCCCGGTGGCGCGCCAGGCGGCGATGCTCTGTCAAGACGCAGCATTCCGCCTCTACCTGGACCGCCGCCGGCGTCACAAATTCGGCATCGCCGAGCGCGATTTGCCGGACGGTACCCATAACGAACAGGACGCCCGCGACTGGCTATGCCAGGCGTGTGGTATAGCCAGTCGCGCCGAACTCGACGCGAACCCCGAGGCGGAGCATGTGTTTCGCCGCATTCGCAACCGGTTCAACCGCTGGCGCGGCCACCAGTAACCAGGGGAGCTAACACAATGGAAGAGAAAAGCGAGATCCTATACGCCGCCGACCTGGCCAAGGTGCTGGGGAAAAGCCAACACTCGATCAGCATGGCGATTCAGCGCGATAGCGACATGCTGCCGCCGGGCCGTTTCAAGATGGGACGCCTCTGGGCATGGCGCCGTGCGACGGTGATGAAGTGGCTCGATCAGTTGGAAGACCAGGACGAAACACCGGCGCCACGGCGTGGCCCTGGACGGCCACGCGCTACCCCAGCTTCGCCGCTAGAGTTGAGGGGTTGAGATGAGTGTAGCGCCTGAGCATCCGCATATCTTTGTGGCCGGTAATCGCGGCCACCTCCATGATGCTCAGGCCGCGCTCGAAGAAGCGCGACGTCGCCTCATGACGCAAGTCATGGAAGCGCAAGCCGGCAACGCCAGCATCTTTGCAGCTCCTTGCGAAATAGTGAGTCACCGTATCCGGGTGGATCGCGAACAACCGGCCATCGAGCCGACTTACAGGCAACGAGTTGATGGCCTCCCGCGCCTTGCTCGATAGCGGTACCGCCCGCGCGGTCCCGTTTTTCGTGTCAGCCAAATAAGCCACGCTCCCCTTCACTTCCTCCCGCTTCAAGCCCAGCATTTCCGACCGTCGCATGCCGCTCTCCACGGCCAGCGTGATGAGGTTGGGCATTTCCGCATGAAGCCCCCGCGCTGCCTCGAGGATGCGCCCAAGCGCCGCATCGCTGACGCGTTGCTCGCGATCCTTGTTGAGTTTCGGCTTGCGAATCTGCGCGCACGGGTTTTCGACCGGCATACCCCATTCCTTGAGCGCGATCGTGTAGAGGTGGGACAGTAACGCCAGGTCACGGCGTACCGTCGAACCAGAAGCGACCTCGAGCCGCCGATCACGATACGCGGCAACATCCGACGAGCGTAGCGAGGTCAGCGTGTAGCCGCCGAGGTCACGCGTTAGGATCGCCAACCGAGACCGCTCATTGCGGTGGCTTTTCTTATGGACGGAGATCTCGCGCTTGTAGCGCTCCAGGGCGTCAGCAATCGTCAGCGAGTCGGCCTCGCGCGTATCGATGAACCGAGACTGAGACATCTCGGTTTCGATCTGCTTAGCCCACCGCTCGGCCTGCGCTTTGGTGTCGAACGTCGCGCTAACCTGGGGATAGCCCTTCTTTCGGATGATGGCTCGCCAGGAGCCGGAGCGTTTTTGATAGGTGGCCAT